TAGACCAAGTTGATTCTATGCTAGATAAGGCTTTTATTGTTGAGCCGAAGGCTTTTCGACCACAGTTGGATTAGATTTTATTTTAGATATCTTATTTTGTAGTGAGGCTATCAGGAGATTTCTGAGCTCAAACTCTGTTAGGTTCTTCTTATCTAATTCGTAATTTTGCATGAGAACTTCTAGTATATCAAAGTTCGCAAGTCAATATCTACATAAAAATTAAAATAAATTACTTGACTTTTATGTGATTTCTTTTTTGCTCAATAACCACTGACCGGGGATCACTTGAACCCTGCCCACATCATTATCCATTTTATCCGAACCAATATCCGCTGCCAAAATGAGATACTCTTCTGTTTCTGCGAGAACATATCCCACAGAAAGCACTTCGGGAGGCCTAATTTTGAGGGCATCATTTATACTATGCCAACCACTTTCTTTTTCATACGCATCTAGCCATCTAACTTCATAGAGTTTACGCCTGGAATGAGTTTGAGTTGTTCCCCCAACTTGTCTGCGTCTGGGTGTTTTATCTTTGCGAACCAACCCTCTTCTCCCTTACAATGCGTGACTGTATCAATTCCATGTCTTGATAGACCTTTGTAACAACCCTGCTTCACGGAGTCTAAGTTTATATCATCACCAACCATAATGCCACCTTCGATTACCTTAGGCCACCAATTATAGACATCATCCTCGACTGACTCCAAAGTATGATCGCCATCCACGATTACGGCAGCCACTGAATTATCCTCAAAAGACTTAATTAAATCAGGGTTATCTGACCTTGACTGATATACAATAACTCTACCGCCATCTATATATTCTCTTAAATTTTCTTCAAATTGATCGTACATAGATCGTAAATCTACACTCGCATGTTCCATACCAGAGCCTTTAAAAGTATCTATGGCATGAACTTTGACATTGTGTTTACCTGCATAGTCCAATCCGTCCATTAAATATCTCGTGGATCTTCCTGTAAAACAACCAATCTCTACGATTGTTTGCCCATCATCCACAAATTTTATGATGTTTGCATATGCGTCATGCATGTTAAACCAACCTGGTATATCTAAATATCTATACATTTACTTCTTCATATTCCTTTTCTTGTTCATAAAATGTTTCTGCTCTATCCATTTCGTCATAAAAATTAATTTTTTTAGCGTCACAGAAATGTCTTAGATCGCAAATGACATCTGCTACACGATAGTATTCTTTGTCAGTATCTTTACCTCTGAGGCCTAAAATACTTTTTATTTTTTTTGCTCTGTCTTTGTTGTTCATTTAAAACCTCACATCCTTAATTTTTTTCCACCACTCTTTTTCAAACAACGGTATTTTTGTCCAACCGTATCTTTCTTTTAAAAGTTTTATTATGTGATCGTAGTTGTATGTCATACTTTTACCTCCTTGCATTTAACATTAAATACCTCAGCGAGATCTGAAAACTCATACTCTAGCTGCTCTATTTTTCTTTCACATGTTTGATAGTCCTGCACTTTGTGTTCTGAAAAAACACACTCAGTTACTCCGTCATTAGGTAAACAAAGTTGTAATAATATAATTACTTTCTCCATTATTCTTCTCTCTCCTTTTTTACTACTGTTCTTTCTATATACTTTAATCCAGGCAACACAGTCCCTTCGTGTTCGATACCCATTCTCTCAACTATATCTACTAGAGTATGTATAGTCAAAGGGTATGGTAGCCTGGCAACGAAAGTATCGTCTTTGACGACTTTTCTTTTTTGTCTAGGTTTTTTAAATTGTATTATCTTTTCACTCATGTTTTATAATCGAGTCTATTTCTTCTTCACTCGCCTCATCTCTTTTGTCTAAAACATACTTGTCGTTGTATGGTTGACCGGGATCTTCTACCTTTGGTAAATCTAAAAATAATTCTGCATGAGTTACATCAGGGTTTTCATCCTGGGATGTGACCTCTATTTCCATGTGGCCATGCTCTTGAATGTATTTTTGAATATAGGGTAAAATATCTTTCTTATCCCCAATAAAAGTTTTTGAAAAGCTCATGCCACTTTTATTACGAGGATCTATCTTCACTGTTATATCCATCGTCTTTTTCTGGAACTTTGATTGTTCGTCTCCCAAGTTCCTTTATAATATGTTTCTCTATCTCTTTCAGCTGCTCTACTGACATTTCGTCTAGAGAGTTTTTAGTTGCTTGTACTAATCTATTTACGTGTTGTTCTTCCATATTCGCTCCCCTTTTTAAAAGCCATATCTATTAATTCATCCTTCTCTTTGTCATTCCACATATCTATTAATTCATCTCTTAATTCTTGGACTGATACTTCATTATTAAACAGTCTAAAATATAAGTCTGTATAATACTCTATGTATTGATTAGAATCTTCTAATTTTGGTACATAAAATTCTGCCATTTCTTTTGTTATTTTACTCATAATAAACCTCTTTCTGTATGTTATATATAATAATATAGAGATTTATATAGATATGTCAATGCCCAAGGTCAACTGATTACTATGAAAAGAAGGAGGAAAGTAAGTATAAGGTTCGGAAAGGAGACGAACCACTAACCAATGACCATGGACAAAGAATAAGATACCTTAAAGAAGAATATTTACAAAATAAAAAAATATTTTTTAAAATATTTCAAATCTCACTCTTTCATTCTTCGACAAGCTATTATCAAAGTATATCAACAATAGTAGATAAATTATTCATTCTTTCAATCATTCTTCGAAAGAATAACATATTCTTCTGAGGGGGGTCGCAGATCTATTTTGTATATATTTTTTATTTGATTTGGTAAAATTTCTTCTTTATAGAGGATTAATATGAAATTTAGAAGTCCCGGTGACCCAATAGTTTTAACAAAAGAACTTGCAGAAATGCGAGATGAATTAACACCAAAGCAAATAGCTTTTGCAGAACACCTAGTAGCTCAAGAGAATAGAAAGACTGCAACAGAGTGTGCAATCTTAGCGGGGTACGCAGAAAACTCTGCAAGAATAACTGCTTCTAAATTACAAAGTCCAAAAGAGTTTCCCAAAGTTCATGCCTACATTAGAGCGTTGCAGGAAGATCTTTGGAATAAATACAAAATATCTCCTGCCACACATATGCGAAGACTTCATGAGATTGGACTTCGTGCAGAGAACCCAACTAGTAATGATGTAAATGATTTTGAAATGAAACCAGACTTGAAAACTGCTTTAGCAGCCGAGATTAGCAGAGGAAAAGCAGCTGGTTACTATGAGAAAAAAGAAAAACAATCTGGTAAAGGTATTGATAGCCTATCTTTAGAAGAGGTAGATAACTTATTGAAACAAATGCGCAAAGAAGTTATCATCGAACACAAGGATATGAGAATTGAACCCAAGACAGTACAAGGCAACGATAAGCCTAAACAAAGCGATAAACAGATTTCTTGAACAAGGCTATTATGTATTTAGTAATGTTTGTGATCAAGGTCCCATTGATATTATTGTATTCAATCCCAAAACTAAAAGGGCACATTTCTTTGATGTTAAAACATCGAAAGGTCCTAGCACAATTGTAAATGGCAAAGCAGTCGGAGGAACTGGAGCAAAACTCAAACCTAAGCAAAAAGAAATCGGAGTTAGACTTGTCCTTGTCGAAGGGGACGAAATTAGAATTGTTGAAACGAGGAAAGAGATTAGTAAGAGACAAAGAAAAGAAAAAAGGTTCCACAACAAAGCGAGGAAAGGAATCAACTTTTTGGAAGAATGTTAGATCGATAACTCCTAATATCTTTTGGACAAGAATAGAAACATTTGGAACACCCGGTATCCCTGATTTACTTGGAGTTTTTGTTGATGATAAATTAAAACGAAACATATCTTTTTGGTGCGAACTCAAGCTAACAAAAGGAAACAAACTAGATCTCTCTCCTTTTCAAATATCATGGAATTTAAAGCGTTATTCTCTTTGCCAAGACAATTTTATTATGGCAAAGGGGGTGGAAGAGAGGGCCATTTTCTTTTATCCAGGTGCGCTTGTGCGTGAGCTTGTGACCGATTACCGAGAGGTTGAACCCTTGTTCGTGGTCCATCAACCATGGACGCATGTGCTTGAGCCTGAGATCAGGCGTGTGCTTGTGCATGTTCCTTAATTAATTTTTTTTATTTTTATTTTTCTGAAACCCGAACCGGGGCAGCTGGTCCCCGGTCCGTCATAAATTATTACTTAAGCCATCCGGCTTTTTTTAAGATCTCCTCATCTTTCTTGTGCATGTAACTGTCCCAATGAGACTGCGAGAACCTGGGGGCGTATCTTCGAGCGAACCCCTCAACTGCGTTGGCTCCGTCTTGCTCTCCTTTTTTGGAAAGATCGTAGACGATGTCGGCCAACACTTTAAGATGTTTTTTTGTGAGCATCTTTTATCCTTTCTTGTGTGCGTTTCAGGTGAGGGGAAACGCACAAAAACCTAGAGTTCCTATTTAACGCTGTGGGACTCCGAACCATTGAAGCGATAAGTTAATTTAACTTATGGGATTTTATATAGCACGGGAGCTGCATCCAGTCAATAAAAAAATGGTCATATTTTATGACCAGGTAAGCTGCCAGATCAGCTGCGATTCGTCATAAATTATTACAAAAGAGCTTATAGTCCCGGCAGCTGCTTGAGCCTCTGCTTGTGCTTGCGACTGTGTTTTTGCTTGTGCTTGCGACTGTGTGCTTGCGCCTGAGATTGTGTTCAAAAAAAATTTTCTGGCACCGTGGCTAAAGTCAGGAAGACAGTAATAATTTATGACTTTTAAAAGCTGTGACTGGCTTGTGACTGGTAATATTTTATTATTTTGAACCAGTAATTTTTTTGAGTTTTTTCTCATTTTCAATAATTCTCATTTTGGCATATTTTATTTTCCCCTGCCAATATCTAATAATTCTTTCAATTTCTTTTTTTTCTAATTCTTTATTCATTGTTTTTACCTCACAAATATTTATTAAATTAGTTATATAAAATATCCTATATTTATATATAATCAAGGACAGAATATTCAGAAAGGAAAAAACAATTATGAATATTAGAGAAATACAAATCGATTTACATAGGAACGGAAACCTTCATTCAATCGAATTAGTTGAATATGTAAATCAAAGACTAGATCGTAGAAATACACCTAGTTATAAAAAAAGTCTATTTAATATTATTAATAGATTTATAATTGCTTCAAGCGAACATTGTGATTTAAGAATTTTTCATTGTCATCACTACAATGAAATTATGATAGACGAAAATCCTATTGAATTTGGTCACAGTTTAATTTGTCAGGAAGCCTACCAAGAAAATTATTTTACTTGTGATAATTGTAATGAAGTAGAGCATCGTGACTATAGAAATATGGCAAATGATAGTGAGAACGAATATTGCGAAGGTTGTTACGATGATCTAACAGATTATTGTAATGATTGCGATTATACTTATCATTCAAATAGGAGTTGCGAATGTAATGAAGGAGGTTCAAATCTTGATGATTACAATACAAGAAACCCCCTTCATTATCTTGGTAAAGAAAGTTCCATACAATTTTATGGTATCGAAGTTGAAGTTCAAGTTTATGAAAGTCAATCTAGAAATAAAGTTGTTCAAATGTTCAGAAATTGTTTCAATCAAGAACAGACAAATATTATCTGTAAAAGAGATGGATCACTTCACGATCAAAAAGGCTTTGAGATGTCATCTACAAATTGCAGTTTTGATTATCACAAAAATCTTTTTTGGAGTGATTTTTTTGATTTGAAACCTGCTCAATATTGCAAGGCGTATGAAGGGTCAGATTGTGGTATTCACATTCATTTCAATCGTAATGCTTATAGTGAAAATAATTTAAGAGCGTTAAATTGTTTTTATAACAATCCAAAAAATAAAAATTTGATTGTTGATATTGCAGGAAGAGATGAAACTTCTTACTGTCGATTTATACCTTCAGTAAATTTTGATGATCCAATTTTTACTAGGGGACAAGATGAGAATGGAAGAGAGTATAAATATCGTGTTATTAATTATAATAATAAAGATACAGTTGAAGTTAGAATTTTTAGATCTAACTTAAAACAAATTTCTTTTTTAAGATATTTAGAATTTGTTCATACTGTTAATTTATGGATAAAAGAAACTGACCCAAAACAATACGACAGAATTACATGGGTTGAATATTTTGATTGGTTATTAAAAAACTTATCAAAAGATTTTTGTAATCTTTTATTTTTTCTATCTAAAAGAAATCATTTTGATCATTTAGAAACTTTGGACGAATGGCAAGATGTTTACAC